AATCAAATGCTTGAGGGTGGTGGTATGGAATATGTAAATCTGAAATACAAAGAATTGATTTATAACTCATACAAGTATGTGTTGTATATTATTTAGATAAAAAGTAAAGCACCTGTGCTAAAAATATAACAGCTACTGCACCAATGCCATATATGATCTTATCACTTAGGCTATCAAACTTATTATCTAACTTTTGATCTATCTTCTCTATGTCCTCGTGCATGTGAGCAAGATGATTATTTTTAATTGTTGAAATATCTTTTTTTAATCCTGTAACATGACCATACAACGATACGATATGTTCGCCAGTTGTTTTAGGTCTTTTACTCATTAGCTTTGAACAACTTTCTCTAGGATTAATTGAAACCCAGCAGAAATAGAAGTGGTAGCATCTGCTTTTGCTCTTATTTCTAAATCTGATTGTTCTGATAAAATTTCAGGTACTAAATAGTCTTTTCTAAATGGTGTTCCAAATGAAGTAATTAATGATTTAGTTTGAAAAGTATTTCCATTTAAAGGTCTTTGCATAAATTTAGCCTCAACTTCTTTTTGCTTACTTGTTCCAACATCAATAGACATTAGAAAGCCACGATAGTTTCTAGGAATTGAATATACTGCTTGAAGTGATTGACCATAACCAACATCAACTATTGAAACAGGAAGTGAATTAACTGTTGTTGTAATCTTACCAACATTAACAACTCCTGTATTAGCATTTTCTAATACTGATCTAAATACTCTAATAAAAGATGTAGTAGAAGCTGAACCCCCTACTGTAATCACTTCATCAGCTAAATCCCAATTTGAATCTAAGCCATAAATATGAAGTAAGCTATCATTATCATCTGTTGAAGTAGATGTTGCAACTGCTGTAGTTGCAGTTGTTGGGTAAGCATATAAACTTCCATTTTCCCATATTGTTTCGAATACTGTTCCTACTGCTGTGTTGTATCCAAATTTTTGAACTCCTGAAAAATTAGGAATGTTACCTCTTTGAATTGCAAGTCCTAATGGCATTGGTGTTAAATGGTTTATAGTCATTTTCTAACCTTTTTCTTTTTCTTCTTTTTTTTCTTCTTCATTGGTCGTTTATTAATAAACTCACTCAAAGTTTTTGTTGTAGTATATCCGTTCATTTTTTCTTTCTCGGTTTGTATTTTTTAATAGCTTGTGAGATGAAGATGTTTTTATATAGAGAAACCTTTTTGCCAAACTTCTTATCAGCTGTTCTTTTAGCTGATTTATATGCTTTAGACTTCTTATTAAAAGATTTTGGTTTTCCTAATCCTTTAGGTCTAGGTTTAGCATATATAGGTTTCTTTTTCATTTCTTTTTCTTTCTTTTCTTCTTAACTGCTCTTGCTACCGACAATGCGATAGCAACAGCTTGTGATCTTTTTTTACCAGCTTTTAATTCTTGCTTAATATTCTTAGCAATAGATTTAGCTGAATAACCTTTAACTAAAGGCATTACTTCTTCTTCTTCTTTTTACTCATCATTTTAGATTTCTTTTTAGCTGGTCTTCCTCTTTTAGACCCATAAGTTCCTTTTCCCATTGGCATAATTATCTCCTATTTGTTTGCGTTTCTCATTATACTAGCCAAACTCTCACATCTTTTTGTGGTTTGTTTGTGCCAATTACTGTCTATCATTTCTTCACTAGCTTTTAAATAGTTTTTTTGTTTTATGGCTTCCCACATCTTCTTAAATTTCATAACTCGTGGTTTGCCTAATTGAAAACACATTTCAACGATTACACCAAAAACAATATGATTATGTTCTATATCTCTTAATAATTCTCTAGCTGAATCTAATGCTATTTTAAAATCATTATCAAAAACTTCTTCAAGAACCTCTTTAGGATAAGCAACACCCTCAACAAAATTATCAGAGGGTAATACAAGATGCCCATAACCAATAGTAGCAAAGCCCAAGCTATCGGAATAGACAGTATCCCTAAACCCCTCATGTTGCTTAATTCGTTCCTTAATTTCTTCCATATTGTGTTCTTCCAATGTCTTGTGACATTAAGAGATTTTTTAATCATTCACTATGGTTTAGTTGGAAATATTATAGCATCTACATCACTAGCAGTATCATCATCAGCTACAGTACTCGGTAAATCTCTTAAATCTTGTCTATAAGTTTTCATAGAAGTTGAAATAGTATTACCTTTTTCTAATTCTTTTAATATTTCCCAATCAGATTGTTTTAATAGATTATCTCTTTTTTGTCTTAGATTTGCAATAGCTCTATCTTTAGCACCATTGTTCCAAGCAGTTTCTTCAGCTTGTCTTTGTGCGATTTCTTCTTGCGTTAGAGGGATTTGAACTCCGTCTACTAATTTATGTGGTGTTGTCATAATAATCTCCTTTTATATTAATTAACTCCGAAAAGCAATATCTCTCCAGCATCTATGTTTCCACTAGACATTTGAAATTTTATATTGGTTAAATCATTTGTGTCATTAAAATATCCAGAAACATAAGCATTTACTGAAAAAGGTGATCCAGAACTATTTACTTCTTGGGTATTTGCTATAAAATGTTTTACATAAGTAGTAGAACTTGGATTAAATAAATTTAAACTACCAGATAAAGAACTGTCATTTTCATTACCAACAAGATAAGGAGATAATTTTTGAAAAGCTGTTCCTTGTGCTTGATCTTCTGGAGATCGATATTCTAAAGCTGTATATAAATCTGCTTCATCATGGTAAGCATCAAAAACTGTTGTTGTCATAGTGGTGTTATAATTAGAACCACCATCTGTTGAACATTGAAAAGTAAAATATGTAAGACTTGTTGATGGGTGAATATTCACAAAGAAAAACTTGTACTCTTTTAAATTCCCCAATGTAAACTCTATACTAGCAGATGCACTAGCAGTAGCTTTTGAGATAAAGTTTAAATTACCACCAGCATTTACTGTTCCATTGTCGAATATTGTTGTGCCGTTAGATATTAGTCCCATTATGCTACTCCATACATTTTGATTATGCCATCATCTATGTTGCCAGAACCAAATTTAAATCTAACACCATTTATTGCTGAAGTTGTGTTGGCATATCCTGCACCATAAGCATCTTCTGCTGTATCATCTGATCTATTTTCTACAGCTCTTGCCATAAAATGCTTAACGAATGTAGTTGATGATGGATTATAAAGTATTAATTCTCCAGAACAGCTTTCATCACTACCATTACCTACTCCATTCAAAAGAATTTTATCTGCTGTGCTTTGTGATAAATCTCTGGTTGATTCATATTGTAATGATGCGTGAGGAGAATCTGCTTCACTATGTAATGCTGTAAATCTAGTAGTAGTTTTAGTAACATTATAATTAGAACCACCATCTGTACTTAAATTAAACTGAAAATTTACATCATTTGTTGCTGGGTGGCAGTTTATAAATTTAAACACATAAGAATCATAAGTTGAATCTATGCCAGATGTAAAATCTATTGTGGCACTTGCACTTGCAGTTTGAGTTGAAAGTAATATTAAACTTCCTGTTGATACTCCAGCATCTAAAGCACCATTGTCTATTAATGTTGTTCCACCTGATACTACTGCCATTAGCTATCCTTTATTCCATATAGTTTTATTGTGCCTGTTCCTATTGCACCAAAATTCATTTGGAAATCTAAAGCTGTTATTGCTGATGTTGTATTAAAATATCCAGCAGAAAAACAATCATGTGTTGCATCAGCATCATGATAAATATTTAATCTTGCCATAAAATGCTTAACGAAAGTCGTTGATGAGGGATTAAATAAATACAAATAACCTGATGAACTTTCATCTGCACCATCTCCAAGTGATTCATGACTTAATGTATGATAATCAGTAGATTGTGCTAAATCATTTCCTGTTCTATAACTTAAACTTGTTGAAGTATCGGCTTCATCATGACTAGCAGAAAAAGCTGTTGTTGTTTTTGTTATATCGTAAGAATGAGAAGATGTATCGTCAGAACCATTAAACATAAAAAATACATTATTAAACTCAGGGTGGATATTAATAAATTCAAATTTATAAATGGGATAAGTGCTATCTAATCCACTTGTAAATGATATTGATGAAGAATTAGATGCAGTTTGTTCAGATAAAAAAACTAACGAACCTAATGAAACACTAAATGCACCATTATCTAAAATTGTAGTGCCATTGGAGATAAAAGCCATGTTAAATCTCCTCTAGTTTGAACTTATATTTTTTGCCTGATTTGTTATTAACAATAAATAGATCGTCAGCACCCTCTTGGATAGTCCAATTACCTTTAGTGCCATCTATAGAGTTTCCTTGCTCTTTAGATTCGTTAGATAAATGTAAATCTCCTGTGTATATGTTTCTCCAAACAAAAGATGCAGTTCCTAAATCGTAAGTATCTGTTGTTGATGGAATAATTGATTCTCCTACTGCACTTAAACTTACTGAAACATCTCCAAAAGATAAATTTCCAGCACCATCAGTTACTAATGCTTGTCCATTAGTTCCATCTGCTGTTGGGTGTGATAAACCATCTATAATAACTTTACCTGTTCCATCAGGAGTGATTGAGATATTTCCATTTGAAACTGATACGATTGAATTACCATTAACATCTAAGTTGCCACCTAATTGTGGAGTTGTGTCATTTACTAAATCTGTTGCTACTGTTGAATCTAACCAGTTCACAGTATTAGCTGAATAATCAAATTGTGCTAAAGATATATCATCTGAGCCATCATAAAATTTTAAAGTAGGTGTAGTTGCTGAAGTAGTATCTAACCAAATCGTTCCAGCGACAGCACCAGATGGTCTTGATGTACCAGAATTAGAAGTATTAATTGCAGATAGAACATTGTTTAAATCAGTTCTAAATGATGGAAAAGATTGGTTCGCTATATTATAGTCGTGTTGTGCCATAAGTTCTTATACTCCTTTTAAAAGCCTTTTGCAATATAATCAAAAGTTCTTGATACTGCTGTATCTGAACTGTTGAAAAATGAAACATCAAATCCGTTAATTGTTTTATTAGCAACTGTGAAATAATCTCCTGTTGCCATATTTTCGCCAGTTATTCCAACAGCATAATTAACAGATTTGTATGGGTTTGTAAATGTTACTGTGTAAGTTCCAGCACCAGAAGTTATATCATTTCCACTAAATATTCTATCTTCCATATCTATAGAAACTGTTACTTCTGAAACTACTGGAGTTGATGCTAAATCTCTTGAGATTAAAACTACTCTAAACTTAAAAAATCTCGCAGTATAATTTCCTATTACAAAATTTTGGAATGGAGTATAAGTAATATTGTCATCAGAAGTTGCAATCTCAATATGAGCATTACAGTTAGAGCCGACATCTCCATCAAAGTTAGAGGAAGCAGAATCAAATAAACCTGTTCTATTATCAAATAAGTCATCAGGATTATCTGCTGTTTGTGTTAATGATGCTGTTATTCTTGCAGTATGTTTTGCACCAATATCTATAACATCTGCAAATAGATAATTACCACTTGCATAAAAATCAGCATTAGAAACACCAGAATCAAAAAATCTAGTTGTTTCATCATCAAATAAACCAGAAGCTGAATCAAATAATTCTGATGAATCTAATCTAATTGTATTATCTGCAATAACTGTATTTGTATTTGTTCCTAAAAAATCAGGGTGTTCTGATTGTGTAGCAATAGAATTAAAGTTTTGTACACTTATAACATTAGAAATAACAGCAGTAGCATTTGAACTAAAGTTTCCTAATTTATCTACGGCTTTCAATAGATAAGTTCCAGCCCTAGCTGGTACGGAAATACTTGTAGCTGGTCGAGATACTTTTTCAACTAATGCAACTGAGTTTTGCCAATCTGCTGTTCCGTCTATTTCTTCACTAAATCTAAGTTGATAATATGCAAGATCGAGGTCAGGTATTTGTGTCCATGATAAATGAGCCTCTTGTCCTACAATATTACAAGCAAAGTCTTCTACATCAGATGGTGGTTCAATCGCACCTATAATGGTTCTTGATGCTGATACATAAGTTGATGATACCCCTAAACTATTTACAGCTTTAACTCTTACATCATAAGTTTGTTGGTCAATTACATTTAATACTCTGTGATTTAATCCTGAACCTTGTGCATAAATAATAAAATTAGAATCTGTACTTAATTTATATTCGACTTGGTAATAATCTATAAATTTATCTGTACTCGCAACTATATTTACATCTAAAGCTACAATAACTGTACCATCATTATATTCAATTAAAGTATCATCTAATGTAATACTTGCTGGTGGCTGAATAGTAAATGGATTAGGTAAATTAGTTGTTGGAACTGCTGTTGCTTGTGTTTTTGTTGCCCAAGTATAATGTGAATCTTGATGCTCTACTAAAGATAATCCTATTGTAAAATCTTGATTAAATGTAATACCAATGACTCTAAAAGGTTTAGCACTAAATCCCATAGAACTGTGTGTAATATTTACAATATCTCCTATTGCTAAATCATAAGCATTAAAATTAATATTAAGACCTAAAGATAAAGCATCTCTTGATCTTCTTAAAATAACTTCTGCCATTTCTTCAGCTTGATACTGACTTGTTATTGTTGTGAAATTAAATCTTCCCTCAAGTAAAAATCCACCATCTTGTGCTTTCATGGTTGAATGTTGATCTGCACTTGGTAATCCCGAATCATCTATAGGTGGCCATTGAATTTCATTTACTTGAAAATTTCTAGAAGGGTCTACAAATCCAATTATAACTCTATTATATCTTTCATTCTTAGGTGGGGTTGATAATGAATAACCACCTATAATATCATCTTCGGTTAATGTAATTGATGCTGTGCCTGTTGTTTCTATAATTAAATTATATTTACCAGCATTATAAGGCAGATAACCTCTACAACCTTTTAATAACTCTCTAACATTTTCTATTATGTTTTTAGAAGTATCTAAAGCTGTATTTATATCGAAAATATTAATATCACTTCCACCTGAATATGGTGTTACTTGAGTTTCGCAAATTACTGAAGCATCATAAAAAGATTGTAAATTTATTTCTGAATCTTGTAATCCTTTTCCGTATCTTGTATCTGTTAAATAATCTAATAAACACCAAGCTGGATTAGTTTGATAACTTGCTGATTGTTCTACTAGACTTGCATTATAAGTTTTAACTTTTTTTCCTTGTATTTTAGCTTGTACTTTTGGAATACCTGTAAATGCGTCAGAGTTCCATTTGAATCTTATAGCTAAATAACAAAGACCAGATAATTTATGATTACTTCCCCATGATGATAATGTTGATAATAAAGTTGATGCTGATT